TGGAAGTCGCAGGAATATGCTCATCTGTAGCTTCTGCACTGGAGCTCAGTACTCATATCACCAGTTGTACTTATCTGAAAAACTATAAATTGGGCCTATTACTTGCACGGCTGCCTCATACGATATTGAAGCAACCGGCCGAAGAGGGTATGTTATCTTCAGAGATGTTGCCTACGAAATTGGCCTCACTGTTGTACCAGATAAAGGACGATAAGTCATATCTTTTGGGTGAAAATAGAGAGAAAGCCATTAGGGGGGTGAGGAATGATATTGCAAAGGCTATAGGACGTCTACCTAACACGATGAACCTTTCGACACTTAGAAAGCTGATGTTCGAAACATATGGTCATGATTTGGCGAGTTCAAAATATATAGATAGTCCCGATAGGATGTTATACCTGCAGATCTATGATGAATTTCTGCAGGATCTCACATTCTACTGGTGTTACATGCCTGAAAATGTTGGCGGACTCGGGGGTTCACTAAGTTTAAACTTAGTCTTATCGGGCCATAGCAGCGGATTTTCAAAGTCTGTCCATTATATGCTCGAGTGGGCTCGCCATTACTCTTCAGACCCTGAATATTTCGTAAAGTATATCGATACCAGCCTGACCGTGGACAAAGAAATGAGGCTGAACCTTGAGGAAGGTAGAATCCTAACGACCTACTGGCCTTGTGATTCAAAGATCACGACTGTCTCTACAAGTATAACTTCCGCCATAAAGTCCATGGTAAAGTCTCGAACAAAGAACACTAACGTAAAAAGGCTGTTTGATCTAGAAGGTAAGATCCCAGACCTTCGGGCAAAAATAATTTGCATCTTCAGAGAAAATTACCACCAACGGATTGCACAATTCTATTACGAGAATACCTCGGTACACTTTATTGACTTGTTGCTTAATAAAGTAGAGTCTAGTTCAGGCATGTTGTCGTTTATACGATCACTATCACGGCTACGGGTCTCAGCATGTTCTAGAGCAATCGAAAACATCAGGATGAGCGCGAGGGTGCGAGACTATTTTCACAATGAAATCACAGACTCTACGGACATTGTAGAATTATTGATTGATAGGCGACAACGAATGTTCCCAAATATCAAAATGATACTAGTCGATGAACCACTATATGATGATAAAATTGTCGAAATCAATTCATTAAATAGTATCTTCTCAG